AGAAGTACCAGCACGAGCCCAGCTGCCCCAGCAACCCCGGACGCGTCCCCGAAGACAAAAACCCGGAAAGGTAGGGCAGCCACCAGGTGGCCACAACCCACACCTACACACTCCGCACCTACAACGCCAAAGGAGAACTCATCGCCGAAGTCTCCGTCTCCTGCAGCTGCCCCATCGGAAGCGACCACGCCGGCGAGAACCGACCATGAGCGGCAAACACCACCCCAACCCTGGAGGACACATGAACTCCCACACCCACTTCGACCCCGCCGACCGCTGTTGCCGCAACCCCAACGGACACGCCTGCCTCTGCGACCCCGGCTGCAAATGCAGATGCCAAGGCTGCGGCTGCAGCTGACCCCCAGCAGGAAAGCCCACCAGCGTGAACCTCACGCAACAGCTCCGTACCCCACATCGGTGCGGGGCTGCAGGCCGTACCATGAGACACACGATCACCCGAGAGACCTGGAGCTGACATGCCACCGAAGGGACGCGCGAGGGCTAAGCGCACCACGGCAAACACCACCACCACGGACCAGGGTGGCGAACGCGAGGCCGCAGCCGTTGTCGCCCACGGCCTGCGGATGCAGAAGCTCGACGGCGAAGGGGCGCCCGTCGGTGAGCCGGTCCACCTCGACGACGCCACGGTCAGCCTGCAGCCTGCCGAGCCCTTCAATGCCGAGCCCCGCCAGCTCTTCTCGACTACGGCCGCCATGATGGAGTTCAGCACCGATGACCCGGTCGCCGTCGCCGTGGTGCGGGAGCTGACCCGCATCCCCATCCCCACGGCTGTCGTCGCCGAGTGGTTCCCGTCCTACTTCCGGCCACCAGGCGAGGACCAGCCCTGGGCCGTCTGCAAGGCGTTCCTCACCCCGCAGGGCCTCTACGTGTACCGGGCCGCCCCCGTCGAGTCCGAGACGTTCACCACCGGCGCCACGCCGGCCTGGTACTCCCCAGTGGACTTCGCCAAGACCGCCAAGCCAGTCACTGGCTACGCTGCGATGAACGCTGGCATCCCCATCGAGACGGCCGCCGGACGGGTGAACGTTCAGCCATACCCAGGGTGCGGGTGCGGGCACCGCAAGCTGAAGAACTGGACGCCCTCCTGGTCCCGTAACCGCATCTCGTGGACGGACGCCGTGGCGCTGGTAGACCCGACGGCAGGGAGGTGACTGTGAACCTGGAGTGGACAAGCCACCCCCTGCTGGTAGTGGTCAACGTGCTGGCCGCGTTCCGGCTCACCCGGTTCATCGTGGCCGACGCCGTGCCGCTCGGGCCCCTGCGCGCGAAGGTCCGCGACGCGTTGAACCTGCGCACCCCGTGGAGCCGCAAGCTGTGGGCCAAGCTCACGGAGTCCGAGCGCAGACGCCACCAGGTGTACGACGGGGAGCACCCGCTGTCCTACCTGCTGACCTGCTACTGGTGCGCCGGCCTGTACGTGTCGGTGACCGTCGCACTCCTGGCCAGCACCGGCCCGTGGTGGACCTGGGTAGCCGCGCCCCTCGCACTGTCCGCCGCCGTTGGCCTGCTGGCCGCCCTCGACTGACCGGAGGACTGAATGAGCAGGTGGGGCCGCCTCGCCGAAACCCTGGACGACGCCCAACGGTCGGCCGTCGCGCTGGCTGACCGTGGCCGGCGCGACCAGGTGGACCCGAACGCCATCGAGCGCCTGCGCCAATCCTTCGAGAAGGTCCGCTACGCACGCAGCTCACCGTCCGTGCTCCGTGCGTCCGGCGTGAAGATCGCCAAAATGTCCGCCGAGAACATGCGGATCGTCGCCGGCAATCGCCAGCCCTGGCAGTCACTGGCCTGGCGCTACCGGGACATGATCGGCGAACTCCGCTTCGGCCTGCGCTACCGCAGCAACGCCCTGTCCCGCGTCCGGTTCTATGTCGCCGAGATCATCGACGACGACGACGAACCAATCCCCGTGTCGCTGCGGCACGACGACGACCCCGAGAAGGTCAAGCGGGTCACCCTGCCCGAGGACTTCTGCCGTGCCGCCGAGGAGGAGCTGAACCGGCTACCGCTCGACGCCGGCTACGAGTTCCTCGGCATCTGGTCGGAGAACTTCGACGTGGCAGGGGACTGCTGGCTGCACGGCTACACCAACCCGCTGACCGGTGACGAGGAGTGGAAGATCCGGTCCATTGAGGCCGTGGACGTGCAGGGCTCGAACCTGACCATCAAGAACGAGCTGGGCCAGCCGCGCAAGATCAACCTGGACGAGGAGGAGCTATACCGCCTCTGGATCCCGCACCCCGCCCACCCCCACCTGGGTGACTCCGCGCTGAACGCTCTCAGCGACGTCCTGGAGGACATCTGCCTGACCGGCCGCGAACTGCGCGCCGTCGCCCGGTCCCGCATCATGGCCAACGGCGCCCTGCTCGTGCCCGAGTCCATGGCCACCGTCAGGAATGTGCGCGATGAGGACGACACCCCCGAGGGTCGCCGCGCCGAGTGGATGGGCAACCTGGAAGCCGCCATGCTGGCCCCGATCGCCAACGAAGGCGACGCCGGCGGAGTGGTGCCGCTCGTGCTCACCGGCACGCGCGAGGACATCGAGGCCGTCCGACAGCTCACCTTCGCCCGCGAAGAGTCGCCCATCCTGCTGGAGAAGCTCCGTGCCTCCCTGGGCCGCATGGGCAACAGCCTCGACATCCCGCCGGAGATCCTCACCGGCATGGCCGACGCCAACCACTGGACGGCCTGGCAGATCGACAACAGCACCTTCCGCCACCACCTGGAGCCCGGCATCCGGCTCATGGTGGACGCCCTCACCGGCTCCTTCCTGCGCACCGCGCTGAAGGCGTCCGGGTTCCCCGCCGAGATGCTGAAGCGGGTCCGCATCTGGTACGACGCCGGCCAGATCACCGAGAACCCGAACCGCCGCCAGGACGCCCTCGACGCCCTGGATCACATCCTGATCGGACCGGCCGCCGGCCGCGAAGCCCTGGGATTCAACGACGGCGACGCCCCCACCCCGGAGGAGGCGCTGCAGCTCATCGCGGCCAAGAACGGCGTGGACCAGTCCACGGCCGCCGCCATCCTCGCCTGGGCCGCCCGCCAGGACGGCGCCACCGACCTGCCCGACTTCCCCGCCCCAGCCCAGCTCCCGCCTGGCCGTTCCGCTCCCATGCCCCCCGGCGGTCAGGTGGAGCCCGACGGCGCCGCGCCCGGTGGTGCAGGTGTGCCGGGCACGGCGCCCGACGGCATCGCCGCGTCCGCGCGTCCTGCTCCACTCCCCAACCGGATAGGCGCGGACCCGCAGGCGTTCGCGGATGCAGTCGCCGGCTACCGGCCGCCCGCGCTCGACGGCTATCGGCTCGACGTGACGGCCGCCCGCGACCTCGGCGACATCGACACCGCGCTACGGGATCAGATCCTGGCCGCCGCCGACCAGGCCGCCAAGCAAGCCCTGCGCCGAGCCGGCTCACGCCTGCGCTCGAAGGCCACCAGTCCCCGGCTCAACGATGCCACCCGCACCCGCCTGCAGTCCGTGGCCGTCGAGCACTGGGCCGCCGCCATCGGTCCCGAGCAGTGCCTGGCCCTCAACGCCGACCAGCGGTTCCTCCTCGCTGGCGCCTGGGAGGCTGTCTCCGGCAAGTTCGGTGGCTGGGTGCGTGCCGCTATCGGCAAGGTCGCCAAGCGCGTCCTGCGCATGACCAGGACCGCGCCCGACAGCCTGGAGGGCCGGCACATCACCCGCACGCTGCAGGCGGAGATGGAAGCCCGCATCGACGGCGCCTGGGCCAACCTGGAGGAGGGCCTGAACGTCTACCTGGAGCGGGTCATGTTCGGCACCGACGACGGCACCGACACGCCCGGCGAGGTGCCGGACCTCGACATCCCGCCCCGCCTCGTGCGGGATGCCCTGGCGGAGATCGGCGGAGACCAGACCGCCGAGGGTCTCCCGGTCACCGGGCTGGGTAACGGCTCCTCGGTGCGCGGCACCCTGCAGGACCGGGGCGCGCTGCACGTCGGCCTGGAGTGGCGCTACGGCTACATGCCACGCAACACGTTCCCCCCGCACGAGAACCTGGACGGCCAGCGCTTCCTCGACTGGACAGACGACGTCCTGGCCACCACGCCCGACGACGCCTGGATTGGCTCCCACTACCACCCCGGCGACCACACCGGCTGTCTCTGCTCATGGTTCACGGTGTACGCCCTGCCCGAGGCCGGCACGCCCGCGCTGGTGCTGGACCGCCAGTCGCTGCGTGACGGACCGCAGCGCGAGGCCCTGGAGTCGCTGCAGCGCGAGTTCCTGGAGGGGGCGCCATGAGGTTGGTGCGGATCGCGCTGGCGTTGACCAGCTACCTGGTACTGATGGCGGTCGCGTTCATGGCCATGAACGGGGTGCCGTGGTGAGCGGCCTGGCGCCGTGTCCGCGCCGCACCTGCGAGCATCTGGACCTCGTGCACGACTGGAGCGAAGCAGGACAGGATCCGGTGTGCTGCGCCGAGGGCTGCTCATGCGGCAAAGGTCCGACGAATGAAACGGGCAACCCCTCGGAAGTGACCGAATCTGCGGAGGCTGTACGTAACGAATGCAAACAGGTGCCCACAGACATCCGAGGTGAACCCGTGAACGAGCCCGGCGTGACGATGGACTCCGGCTTCCCAATCAATCCCGTGGCCAACCCGTCCGACCAGCCCGCCGAGCCGGCCACGCAACCCGTCGAGCCGCCGCACTACGCCGGCCACACGCCCGACCCCGGCTACGGCCCCAACCCCACCGCCCAGGGCGTACGCGGCTACCGCGACCTCCCGCCCGAGGACGTGGACCTGATCAACCAGGTAAAGGCGCTGCAGGAGGCCGTAGCCGACGTCTGGGCTGTCGTGTACCTGCGCCCTGGCAGCGACGAACGCTGGCTGAACGTCAGCCGCCTACACCTGGAAGAGGGCATCAGCGCGCTGGTGCGATCGGTGGCCCAGCCTCACGACCCGTTCGGCGCCGCGCTGCAGCGACTCGCCGCGCAGGCTCACTCCCGAGCTCAACAGGCCGTGGCCGATGACCTGGCACGGTCCACAATGGAACGTATCTTGGCTCAACAGAGCCAAGATCACCGTCCGGATGAAGGGAGCCGCGCATGACCGCGCCCGTGCTCGACGTCGACACCGCGCCCACGGGCGACGTCCCCGAAGGCGCCGCCCCCATCGTGCTGCCCGTGATGGTCATCGAGGGTCTGGAAACCTCCGACCGCCGCTACATCGAGCCCGGCAGTGTCGAGGTGCGCGACCTCCCCATCCCGCTGTACGCGGCCACCCGCTCCACCCACGGCGACGCCGGCGACGCCGCCACCTGGCACGTCGGCGCCATCACCTCGGCGGAACGCATCCCCGGCCCCGACGCCAAGCTGTACGGCGGGGCCGTCCTACCCGAAGGCACGTTCGCGTGGGTCGGGCGCGGCTGGATGTACAAGGATGTGCCCGCCGAGCCGGCGAAGAGCGCCTACCAGCTCGTGAAGGACAAGGCCCTGCGCGGCAACAGCGTCGACATGACCGAAGTCGTGGCCGAATTCCAGGGCCCCAACGGTGAGCTTGCCGACCAGCAGGACTACGCCCGCATCTCCATGCAGCGCTCGGTGATCGCGGCCACCACCCTGGTGGGTATCCCCGCGTTCGCTGGCGCCTACATCACCCTCGACGGCGTGGACATCGGCGCCACCCAGGAGGAGCACGAGCTGGTGGCCTCGGGCGCCACCCCGATGTGGCTATCCGCCGAGCTGGGCGACACCTGCCACCGGTGCATGGCGGACACCACGCTGCCCATCCCCGGCCTGTTCGTGGCCGGCACCGGCATGGCGCCGCCCGAGGACACGAGCCTGCAGGCGGCCACCGTCGCGCAGGACTACTCCACCTCGGGCATGGTCGCCCTGATCCCCGCCAACCCGCAGATGCTCGTGGCGCCCGGCGGGGACCCGGCGGACCAGCTCCACCTCATGCTGGCCTACCTCGGCGAGGACGTGGACACCTGGGAGCCGGACATGGTGGCCGCCGTGCACAGCGTGGCCCGCCGGCTGACCGACTTCACGTTCGCCGAGGCCCAAGAGCGCGCCGACATGCTGGCACGCGGCATCGACCCGTCCGAGGCCAACGCGCTGCCCAGCATGAGCCCCAGCCGCCCGCAGGAGGGCCCGCTGGACGGCGGCATCTTCGCCCACGCCGTGTTCAACCCGAACGGCGACAACGGCCACGAGCCCGCCACCGTGTACCTGCTCGACGGCACGGGCGACCGCGAAGCTATCGAGTGGCTGCACAACGACGTGGTGGGGCAGGTGCGCAACGCCATCGGGGACGTCAACTTCCCCGACCAGCACGCGCCCTACGTCCCGCACGTGACCGCCGGCTACAACGTGGACCCGTCCCAGGTCACCTACACCGGCCCGGTGATCTTCGACCGGATCCGGGTGGCCATCGGCGACAACGTCACGGACTACCCGCTGGGTGGCGGGGAGGCCGCCATGGTCGCCTCGGCGGCCGACCTCCCGCACGTGTCCGTGTTCGCGGACCCCGAGCTGGACGGCCCGACCCCGTGGACGGTCACCGACGACGGCCGAGTGTTCGGCCACCTCGCGCTGTGGGGCACCTGCCACACCGGGTTCTCCGACCGCTGCAGCACCCCACCGCGCAGTGCGACTGGCTATGCCTACTTCCGGGTGCACGGTGCCCGAGCCCGCACCGACGCCGGCGAGGTCATCACCGTGCCGGTCGGCTACGCCACCGTGTCCCGCGCCCCTGGGAGTGGAGGGCACGCCGCCATCCGCCGGGGCATGTCCGCCGCCGAGGTGGCCGCCCACTACGACAACACGTGCACGGCCGCCGCCGAGCTGGCCGCCGGCGAGGACGAGTACGGCATTTGGGTGTCGGGGCGCGTGCTGCCTGGCCTCGACGACGACACCCGCTACAAGCTGCAGGGCGCCGCGCTGTCCGGCGACTGGCGCCGCATCCGGGGGTCCATGGAGCTGGTGGCCGCTCTCGCCGTCAACACGCCAGGATTCCCAGTGCCGTGGCAGGCGCTCGTGGCCGGCGGAGAGCCCCAGGCACTCGTGGCCGCCGGATTCCCCACGCCGAGCCCGCAGGCCCAGCAGGAGCGCGCAGAGGCCGCCCTGGCGCGCGTGTGCGGGGAGGTGCAGACCTCGTTCGCCGAGCAGCTGGACAACCTGATCGCGGCTATCGGTGCCCCGAGCTTCAGTGAACTTCAGTCGGAGCGCGAGGTGGACATGGTGCTGGCGTTCGACGCCGACCACCCGTGGTTCAGCGACGACGCCGACACGATCACCTATCAGGAGAACGTGCCCGGCTGGGAAGGCGTGGTAGGGCCGTTCCGAAGCGAGTTCGGCCAGCCGCACGTGTACGCGCGAGACGTCCACTCGGGCGCCGGCAACTGCGTGTGTGGCTCCGCCCTCG